GGTTGTGCCGTGATTGTGTACGGCCTATTCGACATCGTTAATTTCTTGTTGTTTGCTGTTTTTTATGCCGTTTGACGCGACAAGACCTGACAACGTGCCGGTCAAAAACACGACAATAGTTGACATCAAATCTATAAACGCTGCGTCGTTTGGTGATTGCTCAAGCGGTTGCGATACAAATAGCAAACCCCAAATCATGCCTAACACGATCAGGCTAAACACGATTGCTAGTAGCACGCCAACTGTTACGACCATGCGTGCGTGTAGTTCGTTAGCGCTGTATCTGTATCGGCTCACGGAGTTACGCCACATCGGTCAGGCACGTTGCAAATCACGTTGCGTGTGCGTGCTTTTTCTTGTTGTGTGTTGTCGCGTGTTGTTTCGCAAGCGGTAGCCACAATTAGTAATGCCAAACTAGCCAAGTAGTGCGTTTGCTTCATCTGCGGTTAATCCAAGTTTGTCAAGTACCGCTTGGCGTGCTGCCTGTTTAGCGATTTGTGCTGCGGCGTGCGCTGCGGCGTCTTTTGTTGCTTGTTCGCGTTCGGCAAGTTCAGCATCAGTCAACTCAACTGTGTTGACTTCGCCTGTAATTGCGTCATGTATGGTGCGTAGGTTGCTCATATAGTCCTAACTGTTTGCATATCCGTAAACTTTGTACGTGCCGGCAAGCGTTGACGATGCCGGGAATATTGTAAAACCGTCAAAACTTGTAGTCGATTTGTGAACACCCGAAATAAAACCAAGCAAAACAATCTGGTCATCAAAAAAACAGCCCGGGCCGTAGTTAGTGTTTTTGGCTGCAAACGGGTTAAAAATGTCAAATGCAAAACTTTGACCGTTTGTGTAGTTGTTAAATGACCCTAAACCAAATTGTGTTGTGTCACGACCTACGCCGCCGCTAGCCGTTGCGCCTGTTGACGTGTTTTGTTGCAAGTTAGAAAACGAATAGAGGGAATTGCTGTCGTCGCTTCCGCTTGCTCGCATACGCATACGCACTTGCACGTTTGTGCCGCTTACAAGACTGTTAAAAACAAGTTTGTAATTTGTGTAAGTTGCGCTAAAACAATTGTTGACTGATGTTGTGTCGGTGATTGTGCCGCCTGTAATAAACACAAGACCGCTTGACACGCTCGGAATAGTTACTGCTGACGGAAAATAAATCGCTGCGCTCGCACTTGTAAAATAGAGTGTGCCGCTGCCGTACTGCGGTATAGCCAACGGCCCAGCGCTCGACACGGTAGCCGTACCGGCTGTAACCGTTGTTACGCCTGCACCAATGTTTTGCAAATAAAGTGTGTCGCCTGCGCTAAACAAACTTGTGTTTACCGTGATCGTTGTTGCGCCTGCCGCGTTCATTACAACGCGTGTGCCTTTGTCGGCTGCAACTAAAACGTACGACACGGTTTTGGTGCTGACGGTTTGGTTGTAATCGTTCGCCTGCAAACTGTTCATTTGCGCAGCCGTTAAAACCTGACCGCTGGTAAATGTTTGTATTGCCATAAGTGTCCTTTACATTACCCTAAAACATTTGTCGAATCTATGATGCCATAGGTCAGATCATCTAAAATTAGTTCATAAACTATGGTTGTTGGTGCGGTGAAATACATTACCGAATGGCCGTTGTTGACCGTAATGGTGTGCTCTATGCCTTCGACGCTTAGTTCCTGCGCTAATTCTGTTGTACCTGCACCGCTTGCAAAAGTCTTTTGAATGGTGATTGTGTCGCCTATGTCGACTATGGCGATTGTGTCGCGCTGCGCTGTTGTCAGTTTGTTTAGGTTGGTTCCAACGGCTGTGTAGCGTGCCTCAGGTTCAGGTGATAATAGATAGTTGGCCAGCGCCAGCGCTGCTGTGTCGTTGTGTAACAGCGAATCCGTGATGCTGGTTGTTTGTATGAAATATTTTGCTTGGCTGGCTGCGTCGTCTGCGATTTGTTGGTTTCCGCCAACAATGGCGACCGCTGCCCGATTGATGACCTGATCCGCTTCAAATGATACGCCTAACGAATCAAACGGTATATTTGTGCCGTCATCATGAAAATCTGCAACTGATGCGCTAAGAGTGTTCCCGATTCGTGGCTGGAATGTTAGATCGCCGTCACGGGACATGAACAATCTGCCTTGTTCAGCGGTGTTGATCCGTGTGCAGTATTCAAGAACATTTGTGCCTGCTGGAACTGTAAACGCTGCTGAGCCGCCAAGTGTTTGTGTTCCTGTGTCAATATCGCGTTGCGCTATCGGGAAATCAACTTCGGGCAAATCCAAAACTGCTGACAGTCGAACATTTGACAATTCCTCTGACACATTAAATTCGTCCATATAGGTTTGGGCCAACAAATAAAAATCGTCCGCACAATAAACAGTTACCGTGTCCAAACCACCCAGCGCGAAATTGTAGTCATAGTTAACGATGTAGCCTTTAAACAAATATTCTTTGACATTGATTGCTGAATAGCGTGCTAGTCGCACTTTTCGCATTGGTGCTAAACCTGGTTGCGCTGTTGACGGATCAAAATAGGGACTAAGCGAATCAAACGGATTAAAAATTCCAGTCGTATCCAGCATGTTCAGCACCATTGTTCCTGCGCTGAATTGGTCGCCTTGATCGCGTCTGCCGCGTTTCACGCTGATCGAATTGATGCCTGTTGTTACATCAGCAAAATTGGTTGTGCCGTCCAAAACATAGGTTGTGTTGTCTAGTACGCCTTGCACCGCGTCATCAAGTGTGAACGCGTCTTGAACGAATCCTGTGTCAATTTCTAGGCTGTAATTACCAGCGCCAACAATCGCTGTGCCTGCCATTATGCGACCTGAATTTGTGCTGGGCCTGCTGACCTGTTGTATGCGCGAATGGCATTGACTACTGCTTGGCCGATTTCGGCGCTAGTCGATAAACCGCCACTAACATTAATTGTCACATTTCCCATGCCGCCACCACGACCCAACGGCACTACCGCTTCAGGCCCTTTTTCACCAATCAGCGCCAGCGTTGGCGATGTAACTATTCCACCTTCGGCCAACATCGGTATTTTTGGCACTTCAAAACCTTTTCCACCAAAACCTGGTACCCAATCAGGAAATTTGAACGCCAATTTGCCAATAGTGCTATTCCACAGTTTGGCAATCGCATTAAAAATTGATCGATAAATGTTTAAAACACCTGAAATGTAATCCTTTAAAAAATCTAAACTGGCCGTCACGCCATCTTTAATAAAACTGAACACCGCGTCGACTGTTTCGCGCACGACATCAAATTTTTTGTACAGCACAACCAGCGCCGCAACGAACGCAACAATGCCCAAAATGACTAGCGCAATCGGATTGGCTGACATAACAAAATTGAACGCGGCCTGCGCGCCTGTGGCGATTTGTGTGGCGATAGTCCAGGCTTTAATGGCAACATTGGCAACTACGATGGCGGCCGCAAAACCGCCAATCACGCCAGCAATAATTAAAAATGTTGTCGTGTTTTCTTGTGCCCATTCCGCCATCGGTTCTAACAATTCCAACAGTTTTTGCAACACGGGCAACAACGCCATTCCAATCGATTCTTTAGTTTCGTCCATCGCTATTTTCATGCCAGCCATACGGCCCTCGAATGACATCGCCGCTGTTGTCGCAGCACCGCCAAACGATGTCGCCAACGCATCAGTAATTTCTTGCATGCTTGATTCAGAATCAATCACACCTTTTAGCGACGGGTCTAATTTGGTTAGCGCTGCAGTTGACCCGTTGTACGCTTTGCCTAATGCCAGCGTGACCGTTTCTAAATCTTTGCCTGTTGCCGCGCTGATGTCTAACGCGGTGTTCATCAAATCTTGTGCAGCCTCAACCGATCCAGTCGACCTAACTAGATTTGACATCGCTGGCCTCAACTGGTCATCAGCGACCGCAAACGCGCGTGACATGCCCGAAATAAAATCCTCATTGGCGGCGATTGCTTCCTCAGTAGCGCCAGCGCTGGTTCGTAACTGTTGCGCTAAAAGTTCCTGCGCTTTTTGATCCTCAGCAGCCGATTTGGTTGCCAAACCTAAACCTGTTGCCAAACCACCCAAAACACCGATTGCAGGCAACATCGCTTTTTTTAACGCAAACGCAGATTTAGCGCCAGCGCCTTCCAACTGTTTAAATTCGGCCATCGCCTTTGATATGCCTTTGCCATCAAATTCGGTGACAATAGGTATGGATACAGCCATTAGTTCAATTCCTTTTGCACGCGTTCCATTAGTCGATCAATTAATGTTTCGACTTCGCCTTCAACTTGGTTTTTGTTTCGTTCCCATGCTGGCCAT